GACCAAGCGGTGCCTGTACAGAGTAATAACTTATCTATGTCCTGTACATAAGCCAGCGCTCCTGTAACCAATGTGACTGAAACTAAGGCTGCCGCGTCTGGATAGACTGTAACCCCTTGCCCTGAACTTTGTTCGGCTATAGATACCCCTGTGAAAATACCTGAGGCATCACCCCCATCAAGGAGAGTGCCGCTAACGTTGCCGCCACTGCCTGCAGGAACGGCGTTAGTCCAAGCAGCCCCGTTCCATGTGAGTACTTGGTCTTGTAAAGGCGTTGATAAAGTGACTCCAGTAATACCATCCAACGTATGCTCGTGGGTATCCATAACTCCAGATAGTAATTCCGCTGTTAGTCGTAGTTCCACTCGCGTAGAGTTAGGAACGAATACAGCGCTGTCCGGGGCAACGTCTACGATGATGACATTATTAGCGTGGTCAATGGTATCGGCTTTGAATATCTGAGCCGTTGACCCTGCTAATAACGTTATATAAGTGTAGTCGTCTACTGAATCAATGATCGGGAATGTTGAGGCATCTACCACATTAATAGTGGTACCTGTTATCCCTGCCGCTGATACAGTCGTCTTAGCATTATTGGAGTACTTTATCGCCATGGTTTTATGTGCCGCTTATCGTAATAGTCCACGTAATTGTCATCTCGTCATCTTCGTCTTTGTTGACGACGTTGAACACGGTACGTGCTACCAAGATAGGAGTCGCATCGCCTGTTAACAGCCCTGCTTCGGTAACCGCTGCTGAATTTCCTGCGCCTGCTCCGGGAAAGGTGGCAGAGAACACCACTGTCTTAGCTGCACCATCGACGGTTGTCGTGGCAAGAGCTTGAGTTTGTGCTGTTGTAATTCCCGTATCACCTGCTGCGGCAACTGCGGTGCCTGTACCAATACCCATATTGGTAATAGACTGCGTTGCATTCTGTCCGCCAATACGTTCAGCAACCCAGCCTGCGCCAGTATCTACAACTAGGTTGTCAATCTCTCTGACGACTGTGCCGTTTAAAGAAATCTGTAATCTACCCTTCAGTGGGATTGTTTCGTTTAACATAATATTATCCTAAAGTTGATGAATTGAAAGGGGTCGAGTTAAAGAGGGAGCTACCAACCTCAATAACTACTTGTTCTGTAATACTCACCGTGTTTTGCTCGGTGATAATCTTACCTACAACGAGCTGAGTAGTACTCACTAGTGTCGCTGTGTCCTCTGCCCGTTTAGTAAAGGCGCGAGTTAGTAACTCCGTAAATAGCGTTGCGTCGGTTAGATTTTTAACGAGATCTCGTTTTACATGCTCAGTAATACTAGCCGCGTCACCAAACAGTTTCGAACTCCGTAGTAAAGCCTCATCAGTAATAGCTGCGTCTGATAACTGCGTTTTAGCAATGGCTGTACTGACCATCTCCGAGACCACTACCCCTAAGGTTACTATTGAGATATCTTTCTCAATAATGTCCTGTGCATCAAGAAGCCGGATCCCTTCAACGATGTGTTTTGTGAACTCTCTCGTGATTTGATCGGCGTTTATACCGAAGGTATCGCTTAGTACTTTAGTTGGAGTGCGGGCTATACTATCTGCTACTGCGGTAGGTGAAGTTACGCTCTTACTGAGGGCTTTATTTAATACTTCTATAACCTGTAGGAATCCATCGGCCCCTGAAACAGAACTGCGTAGTATCGCATCTGCGATAACGAGGGCTTCGGATGGATGCTTGGAGACCCCTTTGGTGTGAGTGTCCCCGAAAGTTATAGCGTTCGATACAGGAAGTACTCCCAAAATCACGTCGGCTTGCGCGTAATCTGATAGGAATATGTATTCCGCTATCGAGCGGTGTAGATGTTTATTAGTGCGATCTTGGACGTTTGTGCTATCCGATGTTTGTTTATCGGAGTGTTTACTGAGAGTCTCAATTATTGAGACAGGATCTAACTGTTGCTTGTGTAGATCGCGTTTTAGAGACTCTAAGAAATTAAACGTGGAGCTATTAACACTATTAAGCGCCGTAGTAGATGAATCTGTTAGACTGATCCAGTCCGCCACGTATTTGTTAATGTGTGTCGATACTAAGTCAGTAACTCCCGCACCCTCAGATAGGCTACGTTCCAGTAATATAGTTACTAATTCAGCTATGGATAACCCATCGGGGGTATCTTTAGCTAGGGCGAAGCTAACAACCTCATCTAGAAAAGCAGGATTGTCGTACTGCTCGACCCAGAGTCTACCTAAAACTACTGCATCGGTTAGGTTGATACCGTCACGGACCAGTTTATTTAGTCGTGTACTTACGGCGTCCGTAACGCCGGTACCATCGCTTTCTCCAGCACCTTTGTAATGAGTACTGACGAGATCTAACGCTGATAGATTTGTGGTGAATCCTTTATGGATGACCCGTTGAATTCGATCATCAAAGAGTAATGTTTCTGTGGTCTTCTGATTTGCGAACGATAACTGTTCATGTACGCCTATAGTGTCATGAATATGTTTAGTTATGACTAAGGCATGTACATCAGAGAGAAGTGTCGTTTCTCTAGCTATCCAGTTTAAAGAGTAGTAATTAGCGAAGGTATCAGTGACTGCAGGAGCAGCATGATACGCAGATGCGGTTAACTTTGTGTAATCAGGATTAATAGCGCTAAGCGCTCGAAGATCTCCCGGTTCAAGAGCTATAGGGGAGAAATCGACGGTAGCGCGTATAGCCATCTAGAAAGCTGCGCGTACTTTGAATTTGAAGCGGTCTACTACTGTTTGGGTAGTGCCGTCTTCGGTCAGTTTTATTTCAGCTTCGTATGTTCCTGCGGGGACATCCAAAGTAGTAGGATTCCATTGCATGAAACACATGCCTAATTTGGTAGTCTGATCAAAAATCCCACAGCTAAGCGTATCCAGAATAGTCGAACCTCCAAGACTTCGGAAATTAACTGTAACCGTGCTATTAGTCAGATCGAACGGTGCCCAAGTGGAGGGGTCGAACTCGTCAAGATTTTTACCTGATGCGGCTTTGTTAGAATCCCGTAATGTGAATTCCAAATCTGGTTTGGTATCGCCTGCTACAAGGTCGATAGTGTCGTAATAAGCCATTCTTTAACTCCAGTTAGAGGTTGTTCTCAGCATCGGCTATGCGGTTATAAGCATAGCTTATTTTATTGGGGAAATCAATCGAATAAATGTTGTGCTGCAGGGATCTGCCCATAGATAGGAACAAAGCCTGCATAGTTTCTACCGCTGAAGAGATCATCAAGTTTTCCAGCTGTTGGCCCCATTAATCGAGTTGACGTTTTTCCGTTCCAACCCTGTGCGTCCATAGCCGAAAGCCCTAACTCTAAAGTGCCAAAACTTCCCGCTCTACGCATGACATTATAAGTATAGTCCCCCATGCCTTGGTTCGCTGTTGGGTCTTTTTGACCCCAGTATTTGAGGAGTTCTCGAAGTTCTAGAGCTAAGCCTGCTAGTGGCAGCATGAAAAATGCAGCTAAAGCTATAGGTACTGACTTAGCAGGTAAGCCGTCTTGTTGTTTAACATTATTCCAGATACCTTCGAGCACCGTATGTTGGTATGCATAGAAGAATGTTTTGAGATGGGTTAGTAAGCCAAATCTAGGATCGGACATGAACACCGGACGCATTGCGTTATTCGGATTTACTACTGATTGATCCACAAAGATCCCAATAGCGTCTTGAACTCGCTGGGCTAATAACGCCGTATTCGGATCTTGCTCTAAGTCCATGCTCATATCCTCTGCACGATTCCATACCGGACGACCTAACTTATCCCATTGTTTTACTAAATCTGGAGTTAGTTTGAGCTCTTCTAAGAACTGGGTGCTGTTCTCATTCTGCTCAGTTATGCCATGCCTGATAATGAAATCCTCAGCAATAGACGCTGACATCACGCGGGACATATCCGTGAACCATTTCTGTCCGTTATATAAGAACAAATTCTTATTGGCTGTTTGTGCCCATGATGGCGCGGTATCTAACCCATACACTTCCAGCATTGCATGGTTCGCTAAGGTATCTTCTAAGAAGCCCATAGCCCGGTATCGCTGATAAGCCTCTTTGCGGTTCTTTACGGTACGTGCGTACTGATGAAGAGCAGCTGATGCACCCTGAACATCTTTAGCGCGTAAGATAGGCCCTGCTAACTCAGGTATAGAGGCTACTGCGGTAAAGAGTAAGACCATCCAGTTTTCCGCCGCCATAATATTATTCTGGTATTTACGCAACTGCGGATCCATATCTATACCCCGCTGTCCTAAGATTCCCTGCATCACGGTCTTAACACGGTTACGTGCTGTTGCATCAGGGATTGTGGCAATCTGATCGTTGAGTTTCTTAGCGGCATCGAAATAAGGCTCATCTCGCCCGTTGTCGACAATCTCGCCAAACAACCTACCGAACTCTGCATGTCTGATCGACTTACGAACTGAGTTCATAAGTACAAACTCGGGGTCAGGATGTAGCCATCCGCCTTCGAGAAGATCCGCATTAGGGATCTGCATTAACTTGCCTCGTTTACGAACGGTGTTACCCGAAGGTGCATGTACTACATTTGGATCTAATGAAGTCTGATCTCGTAATATAGCATTTCGAAAATAGTCAGCATGAGTCTCATTCTCTACGAAATCATACTGCATCAAGAATTCATTAAACGCTTGTCCTTCCTGCTCTATCTTAGGGTTATTATACATTCGAGGGAAATGGTTAGTTACGCTCTCGAAGAACGGTACGGTGGACCCTAGATATTCAGTGAATTTACGATGGACTTTGCGTAGTTCGACAGTCTTAGGATGCACTTCTGCGTCGGTTAACTGCTCATTTTGAACTTCACTCAGTATCTGGTCTTTCAGCCCCGGCGGTATAGATTTGAGCACTGTCTCATACGCTCCGCCCCACTGCCGATCAAGCTGAGCAACTGCGACTAACCAGGGGCGTTGAATAGCACTAGTTGTTTGTGGACGTAGCCATAGCTTATCAGCAATAGCGTCAGCTCCCCATAACCGAAGCTGTTGATCCGCCGATAACAATGGGTACAGAACTTTCCTAGAACCTGAGAGAATCGCATTGATTCGAACCCGTGCTTGGTCGCGTAATTGCGGAGTTACTGCATTCAATAACGTTTCACGTAGTCGTTCAGTAAACGAGTCCAACTCTTCTTCTGTAGGATTCGTTGTAGATGTATCTTCTTCAGTTATAGATACAGAGTCTCGTTCATAGGCTGAGGGCTGTTCAAAGCCATAGCCGGGCGAATAACGTTTAGAGGTAACACCCTGCATATATTCAGAGAATGTTTGGTTCTGCTCAAACCGTCTCGACTTATTCTTATGCATCCGCTCATAAGCCGCTTTTAATCCTGCTTTGATCTCAGTGAATAACTGCTTCACTTTCTTAGCTAAGGATTGCTTCGTATCTGTAGATTCTGCGAGGAGACTATGTAATCCCTGCATACTGTCAAGATTACCTGAAGCTGCCCAAGCACTCATCTGGTCAGCGAACCATTCTCGGTAAGCATAAGGCTTATCCCAAGAACCCATCTCTGTTTCATAGGCTTTATATAGAGCATCTTGTACTTCTTTCGGGGCTTTATGAAGAGCATTACGCATAAACGCATGCCCAAACTCATGCCCTAAAGTAATCATCTGTACGGGGGCATCCCACTTGTTATTTATATAGATAACGGCATGGTCTTTAAAATACCAAGTAGTCCCCATCTTATTTTTTTGTGCTAACCGACTAGTCATATCAGCTAGAACATCTTCATCGACCAACGGGTTACGCAGCTTCGCATTCTGTTTAAGGATGCGTCCTACCGCCTGCATCTCTTTGTATTCTGAGAGAGCTCTTAGTTGGCGCAGAAGCTCGACTTTTTTAGCTCTCGCATTAGTCCTGACTTTCTTATTTTTTGCGTTTTCACCCTGTATCTTATTAAGTTCTTTCTGAATATTAAGCCATGCCTCGCCTCTATCTGAACGAACCAACTCTAGTTGTTTAGCATTTAGGACAGTTGACAGATCGTCAGGGAGTGCCAGTTCACTCTGGTCGACTATATCCTGTAAGCCGTCGTTGTCAATCAGCATGACGTTGAACTTAGAGTTCGTCGCTTTAAGTAGTTGCACTACAGTAGGCCCTAACAGTTTCGCTGTTTTACCTACCGCTTTAACGTGCTGACCTAACATTTTTCCGCCAACACTCGAAAGCACTGATTGCCAAGAACTACCCTGACTTACTGTACTATTAGGATCTGCTTTGTGGCCTCGATTCTTAAATCCTGAGAGGATAAGATCGCGCCATTGGCGTTCAAACTTATGGTCGGACTGTGACACTTCAGTATCGTTATCTACAGTATCTAATATAGACTTGTCGCCCGTGACGTAATCTTCGACTCCTCTACCGAACGCCGCGTTTTCTCGTTGGACATTGAGCCAGTTAGCTAACTTAGTGGCGTGTTGGTCGAGTTTTAAAGACTCGTCTGCTAGGCGAGTAGCTTCTTCGTTTAAGGCAATTTGTTCCTCTGCATCTTGTAGATTCTCGTCATTCGCCTCCTCCCGGAGAGCAGTCGATTCTTTACGTAATGCCATAGTATACTTATGCACCTCAGCTATATCGTTGGATGTTTTGACTGCTAATTCTGCACGATAGCCTCGTTCTAGTTCGCTCAATTTTCTCTCGAGACCGGGGAGGGCATCGCTCTCTTCTGGCGACCTCATATGATTCGGTTTAGCTGCTATCTCACCGATCTGCTCTTGAAGAGCTCGTATCTGCCGTACCTTCACATCGTTATTAGCAATGTTCAGTTCTTGCTGAGTTACCTTGTCTAAGGTAAGCATCTGCGTAGCCATTGTTGCAAGGTGCATATGGGTTTCTTGTAATACAGGATTCCCATCGCTTACCCGTTCATTTTTACCTGTTTCGGGATGGAATACGTACTGCGGCGCGAATGACTGTGCCGCGTCTAGCAAGTCGTTTATATGTTTCTTCAGCGCGTAAGACGGATGAGATTCGTCTGGTAATTTCTGACGACCTACAACCGCTCGTGACGATATGACTACATCTTCATCAGCTGTGCCATACTGGGATTCAGCTTTTTGGTCAACCTCTCCGGGTCTATGAGGTCCTAAGTCTGCTAGTCGCTTCGCTGCTTCGCGCGTATACTCCGCACGGGTTACAAGATCCTGCCCATAACCTAAGTTATCCCAGCTACTCAAAGCCGCATCTTTGCGGGCTTGGTCTGTAGTATTTAAATCAACCTGTTCGGTTATTTCAGGATCAGTGTTTACGTCTTGAACTTCTGACAACTTCTCAAGCTGCTCCTCCAAGAACATCATTGTTATCTTATCGTCAGGATCGAGTGATTGGCCTTCTTCTATATCCCGATACATTTTAAAGTACAGCTTCTCCCGCTCAGCTGTATATCGCTGACTCAACTCTATAGCTGCATCACCACGCTCATCTTTGTTAACCTCTTTATCTCTGAGTTTAGCGTGTAGCGCTGTCTCTGTTTCGTTCCTGAGTTCACTAGCTTGAAGATAAACGGTCTTCTTGAAAAAAGCCTCACGCGCAGACGCTACCGTTGTTGACCGACGTTTTGACTCTGTTGATACTCCGGTCTCCTCATTTACATGGCTGACCATCGAATCGACAGTTCGATCCCCTGCTTTAGTCTTATAATTCCATATCCGACGATTATCCCAATTACTAAGATCTCGCCCTAGTAGATCTTCGTGTTCAATGCCTTTATCGCCATACTTTTCTGGATTGCGACGAATTATTATTTCTAAAGATTGGATCAACGCTTCATATACATCAGCGGCTGACGGTTGGAGAATGGGCATTTTCTGCCCCCGCTCTTGCGCTAACTTGAGCATCCCTAATCTAACTAACTCGATAGTGTCGTAGTTCTTGCCGTCTACAGTGACTATCTCAGCATCACGGTCCTCTAAGCTATTCGCTTTTTTGTTGCCGCTGACTTGAGCTTTACGTAATAATGCTACTTCGCCAAACCGAACACCTTGGAAATTATTAGAATCCGTAGGGTACACAGAGAGGTAATGACTTGCAGGTATCGGGTCGCCTTTATGATCTTTAACTAGTTCGCCTTGGCTATCTCTTAATTCTTCAGCAACTTCTAATCCAATGGTATGATCTGGGAATTCTTTGCGTAAAGCCATCAATTTCGCGTCGAGCGCCCCTGAAGTCTTTCCGCGTTTCTCTTTTAAATCACGTAGCTCTGTTTCTATCTCCGCTTTTCGGTCTTTCGTGCCTTCAGTAACTGCTTTATAACTGAGTTGGAGCTGCTCCTCTTCAAGAGCCTCTATCTTGTCCTGCCCACTCCAAGCCGCATAAGGCTTGCCTCTATCTTCATGGATCTCGTTCTGCCCTATGATGAGTACTTCGGGAATACTCATCTCAAAACCACCACTCTCGAACACGTCAAATGCTCGCCACGTAGTACCCATTACTTTAGAAGTAGAATTGTTTACGGCTTCACTAACCGCAACTGCGGTGATTTCTCCTGCGATAGCATCGAATTTATCTTTGAGGATTTTGTTATTTCCCTCCTCATCGAAACCAAAAGAAGGCATGTCCTCTGCCTTACTTTGTTTTTTCACGAAGGCTTCTTTCTCTTCCTTCGTTTTCAAAGAACTGTATTCAACAGCAGCTTCGCGTAATTTTTGTACTTTCGAGTACGCCTCAGTAGCCTTAGCTGACATTTCATCTAATGCAGCTTTGCGCCCCTCGGGAGTTGATGCTTTACCTAAAGCCTCAGCACCTTTCTCGAGAGAGTCTTTTAGCGCGTCATTAAATTCATTAAACGATTTAGGACTATCTGAATAGGCTTCTTTTACTTTGTCGACAAAGCTCTTAATCGTGTCGCCGTAAGCTGTGTGATCTGTGTTCGCATCATCCCTATGGGTGTTAAGCTGTTCGGTAAAGTTACCTATCTCGTTTGATGCATCTACAACTTTTTGATGAGATTCACCTATTTTCTTAGCTGCCCAGTCAACACCTTGTCCTACTTTATGAGCACCGTATTGCGTAGCGGCAATGGGCGCAGATCCGCCAAATGCCATACCACCACCAGCAGCTGCGCCTTTGAAGAAGTCTTCTTTGAGGCGTTGAGCGTTTTCAGGTGAGAATATATCGTAGTCGGATTTATTAGCTTTAATTGCTAAGAAACTAATTATAGATTGGATGTCTTCAGTGAATCCTTCTACCCCTGCAGTTATACCTACGCCTTTCGCCACCGTAGCGATAGTTTCCATGACGGTTTTAGGGTTTTTATGCGCGACTTTAAGTAGCTGTTTTAATCCACCGGCTACCCCTAATACATCTACGGCAGCACCGGGGACTCCTGCAAGCAATGCCGCCGCCCCTGCTTTGTCAGGAGCAACGCCTTCTCTGATCTGGTCTTTGTAATACTCACCGACCATTAGCGGGTAACTAGTCGTAGTCGCACCTATTGCTCCGCCTATAACGCGAGCATTTCTTTTTAGCCCTTTGGCGAGAGCTGTCTTCGCTTCTGGACTTAGCTGATCTAATAGTTTTTTAGGATCGTAGTTTTTAATCGCCGCTTTTTTACTCCCTAACCCTGTTTTAGATGGGTGTATATCGAAGTCAAAAGCTTTACGTATTTCATCGTGATATTTCTTAGGTACTTTATCTATTACTTTACTAACGGTTTTATAGGACGCTTCTAGATACTTAGGCCCTCTAAGCGCAGCACCTATAATACCTCCCGCAACCATGGGTATCATGTTGGGGATATTTTCTAGTATACTCTCGTATATATAGGTGCCTGCCTTAGTAGGATCGTCGAGTACATCGTCTATAGATCCAACCTCTGTTGGGTATTTCGTAGCAAGGGATTCATGCTCTGCACTAACGTCGTGCCCCCACTCTGCTACGGACTCTAACCCCGTAACTTCTCCTACAGCTTCAACAGCTGAACCTACGTTAGAGACAGCGTTCTCGTACCCTCTATGAAGCGCTCGTTGTCCGGGAGATAATGGGTGGCTCTGTTGCGGTGGCTTAGAAGAGGGTTGGAGACGTTCTAACTCTGCATTTATTTCAGCTAGTGACATGCCTTCTATATCTACGTTAGCGCCTATTTCTCCTTGGCGTTTTATGAATTCTTTGATTTTTTCTGGTGGAGCCTCTACAGACTCAATCTCCCCATAAGTCGCAAGCTCTTTGTTTATGTCCTCTAAGGACATGCCACTTACAGCTCTCATTTTTTAGCCTTAGCGAGCTGTTGCTCGGTTACTTTTTTCAAATGGCTTACTACGTCCTGTTTTTCTTGCTGTTTTAGCGCTTTAGCTTTTCTTTTCTGCTTTTCTAATAAGGCTTTCTGTCGCTGCAGAGCCTCAAGACGTAACTTAGTTTCAGTGGGTTTTTCTTCTTCCTGTGTACTTTGCGGCTTTTCCGTAGGAGCAACTTGTAGGCGTAAAGCATTTTTCTCAACCCACGCCCGAACATCTGGGTTTTTTATTCTAGCTAGAGATACAGGATCTCCTTTCTCCCCATGTGCATTTATAGCGCTTACCTCCCCTCCATCTATAAGTAACTGCGAGGCGAGTCGCCCTGCGTTAGGGTTGTTGCTTTTATACCCATCGAATACTGCAGCTGCAGTATCCCAAAATCCTGTCTCACCTTTTGTCTTATCGTAGAATTCATACCAGCTAGTACCAAAAATCCCACTTAGATATTGAGCTACTCCAGCTTCCTCACTACGGAGAAGTTCATCCCTTTGTAGGCCGAGTAGTGCTCTTGCGTCCTCTTTTAGAGCCGGGTTAGCCAGTATTTTATCTATCTTAGAGATCCCCTCTGAGGTGAATCGTACTAACGCCCCTTTAGTATAAGCAGGTGGCGGGGTAAACGTTCTAGCATAAGCCTCTAATACTTTAGCATTAGTGTCTTTAGGTTTCGCTGTAGCTATAGCCTGATTATAGGCGAACGTCTTATCGGCGAAGTTTTTTATAGGATCTACGTTATTACGCGCGTCCATTTTTTGGACTTGATCGTTATAGGTACCACTATTTGCTACTGCGGCTCGCCAAGCTGTTGTCAGCGCAGGCGGAGCATACGGGTTCTTCCCGTCAGGATTTGATAGCTCTGCCATCTTAGTGGCTATGTATGGCGAAGTGTTACCGTAGAGACGTTGTTGTTGTTGTATCTCTCCCACCATATCTTCATACGAGATCAACTCCATTGCGTCGTTCGGGTCAGATGACGCATTTCGCGTCCACGGGACGAGCTCTTCCATCGACTCAGGGAGCACCGAGGCGAGTCCGTTCATGACATCCTGTGTCATCGTATTGGCTTTTTTACGTAAGTTAACCTGATATGCGCCATTAGGGTATTGAGCTGTTAATTCATCGGCATTGTCGAACCCTGAAAAATCAGTGATGTACGTCGTGCCCGCTATCGGATTATCGGCGAATTGTGACATATCACGGTTTGTGTTACTGATTAGGTTTTTATGTACATTGGGGTTAATCTTCATAAACCCATTCAGTAATTTAGCATAGCCTGACTTAGGATCAGATGCTGCTTTTTTTAATGCTTGTGCATAAGGGATGCCCTCTCTCTCCGATACTTCCTGAGCTATTTCAACTAACCCATTAGTTATCCCACCCAACTTAGCTTTGGTTAGAGCTCGTTGTTTTGCAGCAGCCTCTGTAGCTGACTTATCGGCCTCTATAGCATAGTACAATCCTTTCTGCCTAGAGGCATCAGTACCTGCTGCACGTATCCCGTCAAATATACCCATTTTTATACCTTTTTATGAAAGAAGAAACCGAGCCCCTAGCCCTACTAATTGTGCTGCGGTATCCCAACCCGATGATCTGGACTGAGCAGCTGCTTGTGCTTGCTGCATACTCTGAGCGTCAAGTAAACTTTGTCCTGTGGCTTCGTTACCTCGACTCAAACCTAATAACCCACGACCTAAACCAACTTTTTGTTTAAGTATCTCTTGGTTACGATCCTTTAGGCTCTGTGCCGTAGTATTGTAGTTATGAGCTTGCCCTATAGCTGCCCCTAATGCATTGCTTTTATCCATCGCTTGTTGTTGCGGAGCCGATAAGCTCACGCCATAACGTCCTCGGTTACGCGCGTTTGCAGCAGCAACTTGGTTAATATCCTTTAACGTATTACTGTTGGAGTTATCAAGGGCGCTGGTATCTGCCATCTTGTTATCCATTGCCGTAACCATAGGAGCCATGTCCTGTGATATACGATCCCATTCACCTCTATACATTGCTGCACTCATAATTTTCTCCACCAATCGGATACATCATTTCCCCATCGCCCTAGCCGAGAGGTGTATCCCGGGACATCACTTTGTTGTCCTGGGAAGAAAGCTCCTTGCTGTCGTCGTTTAGCAGCTTCTCTCTGGATCCAATCTCTTTCATTAAGTCTTTCCCATCCCCCGTATGCGGTTCCTAACCCTGTTAGCATAGAATCCTGCACCGATGCATTTGTACGATTAGCAAGATTCGCTTTTTCTATAAGCATCTGGTTATTTGCTAAAGCTGACTGTGCGAAATCTTTCTGAGAATCCGTTAAAATACCTAGTGATAAATTAGCGGCATCAGATATTCCACCCAGTTGTTTCTGGTCTGCGCCTAACCGAGCATTCGTAGTTACATTCGATAAAGCCGCACCTTGGTTGCTAGGTCTAAAGCCTCGCCCTGCTGCTAAATTCAAAGCATTGGGGTCGTTCATAGATTGAAAATAATCAGATCGTGCGCGTTGCTCCATCTGAGCCCGATCATCACGTTGTAGCGACTGGACATACTCCGCTTCTGCTGGACGGAACGACGTGTCGTATAAACCTCGTTGTTGTCCTGCTATGTTCTTCAGGGTGGCGGCTCGTCCCCCCTCATCTCCTACGGTTTCGTTATCAAACCAACCCATCATAGGCCTCCATACTTAACGGTACGAACTACCCGTACATTATTATTCACGGCGCGTTGTTTAGCTTTTTCTTGTACGCCTACATACTGCTGCATTAGCGCTGCACCTAAGGACGGGTCATACCATAACTTACCTGTCATCAATAGCAACCGTGCCAAAGTCCCGTTAATTATCGCGTTGTAGTTATCATTAAGCATGGCGCTATCCATACTTGGAGCTGCTATAGTAGGGTATACAGCAGCGCGAGCGCTTAGCGCATTAGATACCGTATCTATCGGTACTGGCGCTATCGTAAAAGTATCTGGACTAAGCTGAGTATAATATTTAGGACTGCCTTTTGTAGTACGCCATGCCGGGTCTAGCTTATACAACTGGCGTTCTGTTTTAGGCTCTAAAGAAACGTCTAGATAGTTAACCCATAATACCTCACAGATGGCTTGCCGATTGTTTACATCAATATCGTAGTCAGCGAGATTTTGTATGCTGGGCTCGGTATCTAGATCAATTATCCAGATCCGTGTTTCCCGAAAGAAATCCATAGCTGTTTCTTGGATACGACTCTCAATTATGAAATCCGGGCAAGTAGGTACTTCCCCTTGAATTCGGGGTATTAACGTATCAAAATTTAAATTTGCCATTATGCCGCTCCTCTTCTTTGCTCAGCCTGAGCCTGTAACCCTAAGGATTGCAAAAAAGTGCCATAGGCTGCTATTGCGCGTTGCCCATTAGCGGCATGATCTGCGTCTTTGCTATAGGCTCGATAGCTTATATAATCTACTAAAGCGTTAGCGTAGATAGCGTCTATGCCAATATCGCCGCCTGTTGTTACTTCTGTAGGATTACTGGTATATATTATCTCCACTATCGCGCTCCCATTACTGGGCGGAGATACTAAGAATTCTCGAGGGTTGCGCGGATCAACCATGTAGTATTTAATTTCCGCCGCATTGGTACCGGTATGCCAGTCAGGATTCTGTGCATCTAAGAATGCTCTGTCAATTAACCGGATCGCTCTTTTAGTCCCAGTTTGATTACGTACTACCTCAACTAAAGATACCCCATCGTCGGGGATATTAAAGCGGGTTTCCCCTACTATAAGCAGAGTTTTATCAAAACTAGAAGTGTTTGCTTCAGGTTTTAGCAGGACGATTTCCCGCTGCCCGTCATTAAGCCATCCGAGCAACTCGTCCGCATTCCAACGAACCGCATCGGGGTCCTGTAGGATTATGCGTACTTTATCTATGATAGTCGTGCTGTTCATACACTGTCCTTATAAAAAGTGCCCCTCCCGAAGAAGGGGCGGGTTTCCTACAAGCAGTCTCCCCACCAAGAGACTGCTAAGATAGAACAGTTTTACGAGCCTACTACTTCAGTTAAATCCACAGTCATCAAACCGTGATCTAAGAGTAGATCAGCTGGTGTTCCCGATACAGTAGGGCCTTGTTTGAAGACTGATTTCTTCATACCAAAGATCTTCGATACCGAAATACCAGATTGGTTTTGGTAATCGTAGTTATCTTCAACCCAGTTAGGCGCACCGATGTCAGCAAATGCCATAGCTTGAGCACCACAGAACAGAGCCCGTGCTTGCTTAGTCGGATTAGTATCACCTGACGCTACTACAGAAGTGTGGTAAGTATGACGGAACTCGTGGATCATAACGCCATCTACTAAGTAACTCGCAGAACCTGCGAATAATGGGTTAGAACCTCCACGTACGCCAGCATTACGAACGTTAGCTAAGAAGTCAGCATCTAATTTCAATTTCTTCATCACTTGTGGTGTTACAAACATGTGATATAGCTCGTTACCTTGCTCGCCTTTCACACCGCGAATAGCTAAGTCTCTAGCTTTTGCACGAAGCTCTACAATCATCGCATATGAAGCAAAGCCATCGCCCGCAACATCTAGAGTATGAGAGTTTGAAGTAGTGAAAGTAGAATCTGCTAAACCAGTAGAGTCGCCTGTCCAAGCAAAAGCTCTGGTTGGAGCCGTAACATCGGCTGCGAATTCTAGATCCGACAGACCGTTAGCAGCCCGTGCCGTACCATCATTTTTATATCCGTAGCCTACACCGGACATTGTTAAGAACGCCAATTGATCCATACGATCTGCTAGCCAGTACGCTAATACATCGCGTGAATTTTCACGGAAATTGATGATTGATTTCTGATCAGCCATACGACCTGCGATACGATTCGCGTTACGAAGTTGGTCGATCTGAATGACCATCTCGTAGCTTTTCATCGCTTCTTCATTACCTTCCAACTGGCTATCACCTGCAATACCATCTGTATCCAGTTCTGCCAATAGTGAGATAACAGCGCGAGTGCCTTTCTCACTCTTAGTAAGATACGGTACTTTCTGGATCATGGAATTAATTCCAGAGCCTGTGAAAGCATCCATAAATGAATTTTCTTTAGTTTGTCGCCATAAGTCGCGACCCCATGTGGTTTTTTGTTCGTCGGTTAGGTTCCCAAAATTAGTTGGGCCATTCGAGGTTAACTCAGGATATGCCATTGTATAAATCTCCAAAATAAAAACGTAAGTTAAGGTTCGGTTTCGAGCCGATGTTCGTTAACCCTGTTTTTATCGAGGCTGATCCTCGTCACCTTTTACGCTGGTGTAAGCTAAGTCATTACGTTGACGTGCAATGAGCCCGCTCAGTTATCGTACTGAGAAACGGAGTGCAGGGGTTCAGGGGAAGGACCATCCCCCCTGCGGGGTGAACTTTGACATTCAGGTGAATATTACCACTGCTTATATAATGAAGTCAAGCAGTTACAGTATATCTCCGCGTAAGCGCTGTAATGTGGCGGCAGGTAATGCGTCGAACTCCTCTTGCGATAGTGTGTTTACGTCCAGCACACTCTCTCCCCGAGAAACCCCGCTATCCCCACCTAACGCCGGGGGCTGTCTATTAGCCGCTGATAACTTCTCCTGAATATTCGCATTGCTAACAGCGGGAGTAGCCTGCTTTGGGGCGAACAGCTCAGGATACTGGGCTTTAGTAATGTTATATGCCTCAACTAACGCCGAAGAGGGATCGTCCCCCGCCGCCATAAACTTATCCCGTAGCCCTAAGGTGTAATCTGTAACTGTTTTGTTATAGTTCTCATGCTCTGGGTTATACAACGGGTTCTCAGTAGTAATCTGAGCGACAGTCTGGTTGAACCGTACATTAGCCTCAGCCTGTGTGGTCGAAGTCGATGCTAGCTGTTCAGCTGTAAAACGGTGTTGCTCTGCTTCTGCGGCCCTCATCTCTTGACGTAATGACAGGGCTTTATCCTCTTCTCCCGCCCACATAGCTTGTAGGTATTCCTTCTCCTTACCGTCAAAATCATATTCGGGAGCTTTAACCTCTTCCTGCTTAGTCTGCTGTTGCATGCGTTGAAGTGTCTCTTCCAACTGTTTACGACGGGCAATCTCTGCATCAAGGCGTTGCTTAGGAATCTGAATATCATCCGGCTTTTCCTCCTTTACGGGTTCGGGTTCGGGCTCTGCTTCGGCTACGACTTCAGGTTCTGGAGTGGGTTCTGGCTCGGGGGTAGGCTCTTCTTCTACCTCAGCTACGGTATCACCGCGATCTTCTACGGCTTCTTCTACTACTACGTCTTCTCCGGGTTGTGCCATGGTCTTTCCTCTGGTGGTTAGTGGGTCTTCGTATTATGAGATGCTGCTGATATCTTAGCGATCTCTAATTTAGTCATGAGCTCTTCACGTTTTGACGTAAGCTCTGCTTGTAGTTTCTGAACATTGAACTGATCATCAATAATAAGATCCTGCGTCTTAGCTTGGCTTAACTGGGCTTCTGCCTGTTTCTGCATAATGTCAGCTTCCAGATTACCTACCGTAGCTTGCAGTTGTTTGATCTCTAGCTGCTGTACCATCTGCTGCATTTGCATCTCTTCTTCAGTCGGTTCGCCTTGTCCCATCATCTCGCGAACTCGTTTAGCCAGCTCATCTTTCTGAGCTAGGTGACTGTACTCAATAATAGCGTCATCAGGTACCTGAACGCCTGCAGTCCGTAGACTAATAGCCTCAGCAAACTGAGAGTCATTATAAGTATCTCTGGACGGCGCTGAAGTAATAGCTACGTCATACTCGCCCACTGTGATGTTATTGACCACCTCCCCTGTCGCTGTCTCCTCATTAATAGTCATCGGGGTTCTCGGTTGATCGGGGTTCTGAAAATCAGTCAATTGGATTACCCGTTGCTCTTTATAAAACGCCTGTAGTAGATCTAGGATTTTAAGGGCTAGGATATGGCGTGTACGTGCCAGATTATCTAGCGGTACTTGAATCTGTACCTGTCCACGAGCTTGTTTGGCTTGTATTGCTACGCCAGAGACCTCAGCAGAGTCGAACCCCATCAGAGAGTCAGATACGCCTGATATCTCTTTGATGTTATTCGCTGCTTTCTGAGCAATACGATCTAACCCCGTAGGGATCTGATTCGGCTGGATCTTAACTGGCGGTGTGGAGCCACGATTATACGTTATAATCAAACCGGTCTCAGCACCGCGTTCTTCAAGTTCTTCTTCAGTCATGTTTGACAGTGACCCGCCCTCAACTACCCAGCCACTATTCGCCGTGGTATTTACAATATGGAGCTCTTGTGAACTGATCTTATTAAGCTGTTCCTGTGGACTGATCAAGTTGCGGACGATCCCAAACGGTCGCCCGCGTCGGAAGTATGGGAAGAATGGCACAATAGTAAAATCGTTATACAAACTCCAGTCATCGCGAAGTACCACCTTGTCAGCCGTTACCGTCCAACGAACTCGGGGTATTACTTTCTTACGTACTAGCATTCCTGCTTTCTCGGCATAATCCTCCATACGCTGATCAGACCAGTTATGAGGTACCGGTTTTACATCCCCTCCCTTTTCGTCTACGAACTCTCTGTACAAAACATTCTTTCTGTACTGCCGCTCGATCACGCGTATCGACTTAACCGATGCCTGATCATCGAGGTTATTCAGCTGGTCGTACCCCACTCCTTCTAAGGTCTTACCAAAACGATTGTCGATTACCTCAATACTGTCTTTACTGTAGCGCTGTCCGTTCATGCCTATAGATTTGAGCCGATCCGCTTTATCCTGCCCGTAGTTCATCGCTATCTCATCTATCGACAGCCACCGGGTCTCGAAAAACTCATTCCAGGTTTTAGGGTCATAGTTCTTAGCATCAGGATCTATGAGTATGTCTAGAGGATCTTTACTCTCAATCCTAACCTCACCCTCAACGTGGTCGTCGAAATCTATACGAACATCAAAATAGCCACGTTCTTGGATGATACCGTCAGCGAAGACCTGTGATTCCAACCAATCCAACTGATTGTTGTCGCCAATCTGAATGAATAGTTTATTCAGAATCTCTGCTATATCTTGGGAAGCATCGCGCTTGGGCAGGAATCTTACATCCCCGCGTTTATTCGCCTGCTCACCCAACACGGTATTAACCGTAGATAACACGGTGTTAATCGTAAGCGTAGGTCTGCCCTCAGCGTTGAGCTTAGCGACATCTCTATCGTCCCATTGCTCACCGCGATAGAAGGCATCGCACTTCTTAGCGATATCGACATACTCAAGATGCCCCGCATCGCGGGCGCGCACATAACGCCGCCACTGCTCGTCAGCAACTAACCGTTCTTTCTCGCTCGTAGCAACCCGCTTAGTCTTAGCCATTTCAGAATCCTTTAGGCGCGCCTAGGCCTAGGCTAGGGGGTTGCGAACCAAACTGTTGCTCAATAGATTCATAGGTTTTACATTCACACGTCTTCCCGTTCTCGCTAAAACTCAGCTCAATCGCTGGAGATGTGCACATCTGTTCTCGGTTGTGTTTGCAATCCGCGCAAGCACAGTTATTTTCTGTAGCCATTATCGTTGTCCTTTATTTAATATTAGCGTTGCTTATATCCATAACCTAACCCTTCTCGTACGAGCTCATCCGGTGTTCTTACATGAGGATCTTTACCTTGTAACCCACCTCGTATCCCATCCACATTTCCACCAATATCGAAGAGGTAGTCATCAAATGCAGCACCTAACCCCATGGGGGCTATATCCTTTCCGAAGTCGTATAGCTGGTACACATGGGCCATAGCGTTACTTATACCTGAGGCTAATCCAGTCCGAGTACCTCGAGGCAGCCATTCAGGCATGCTGTTACGCACACGACTCGACCAGTCTGCAGCACCTGCGTAATTCTTTGCGGCATCGGCTGGGGTCATATTCTGTATGGGTTCTCCAGTAGCATCTCCGATCCCTCGTTTTATAGCGGCGTTCGCTAGCTTATGGTTTTCGTTCTCATTAAACCCGTAAGCCTGCATATCAGGCTCGATCCATTCAGAATGGATACGTTGTGCTTGCTCATTGGCGAGCTGCCCCTCGTCTGGTGCGAAGGAGTTGAAATCTTTTATCCGGCCCTTCTTATCCCAATAGTCGTATAAGTCAGCTTCTTCTATAAATTCTCCGGTCTCGTAGTCGTATCCGGGCACATTGTATATACGTCCATCAGGACCCGAAACCCCGTGTATGTATACTGTTGAAATGGAGCCGTCCCCGTTCATACGAGGATTGTTTTGGATGGCATTACGGTGCTGCTCGATTAGCGACCTATCCTCGGGTCGTGCTTCAGCTGAATCCCGCCACGAAGGTGCTAGCGCCTCATCTATATTCCGCAGACTACTGTTATACCAACCATTCTTGATATACCTGTCATGGATCGTTTCTGCCATCCTATTCTCCGCTGTATCCGAGCATACGCCGCTCTCCCGGAGTCAGCGACTGCATCTCTGCTGCTCTGTTGACCCACTCAGGATTTCTCGCGGGGTCCATAAACTGCTGTGCTCTACCCAGTCCTTTACGGTACAACGAGAGCTCGTCGGTATTAGGGTCGGGAGAGTGGATGCCCATCATTAGCATGTCATCCGCCATACCACGCATCACCCCTATATCTCTAGGCACATCAGGAGCCAACTGCGTATTACCCTGATATAACCTGCCGTCATCGCCCATGATCCAATTGTTCTCTTGTTGGCGTTGCTTACGGCGACGGTACTGTGCGCGCATCTCGCTCGGGGACATAGCATTTGGGTTTATAGGCTCGTCCATGCTTGGCGGTGTCCAGCCCTGCATCTTTGCTCCGAGCCCCGCTCGCAATCCACGCTCGCCTATTTCTTTAGCTGCATGCTCGCCCGTCGAACCACCTAACTTCCCTACGCCGCCCGAACGAAATGCCAAACCTAAAATGTCACGCATCGTCACGTCTTGAGGATCTTTACCTAACACAGGTAACGCATCCTGTAGCCGCATACCTAACACGCCCATAGGGTCGTCAACTAATTCACCGAAATCCACTGGGTCAAACTTTGTCTCTGCCATCTCTGCTCCTACGCTGTCATCGCGTTCTTCTTACCTTTCCCGAACGCTACTAATTTGTCACGCCAGCTTGGTGGTGGTTTTTCCACTGGAGCTCTGTAAATACTAAACTCTGCCATCATCAGCCCGATCCATGCCATGGCATCAACCTGATCGTCGTGCACCCCGTTAGGAAAACGGAGCATCTCGTTAATTAGTGAAGTGGTAAACTCAGCGTTCTTAGGGAATAGCACCATACCCTGCTGCATCCGACCCTGAATCGCACGGGCGCGTACCATCTTGTCCCGCTTACCCGGGCGTAGGTCTTTAAAGTACGCCGAAAATAAGTTACGTTCGCGCATGCGCTTCTCGAGGAACGGTCCTATCGCCATCTCGATGTGTCCTTTCTCCACCCCGATGATGTCGGGCTGCCAGGCTTCGTACATATCGAGCATCTTCTCGACGATATCGTGCCCGTTCCACCGCCCTCGCTCAACGTGCAATAAGTACAGCTTGTCCTCAGGGCTCACCCCCATCACGACACCTACCGAGTAATCGTTCGCCTCACGCTGCCCAATCGCCAAGTCCCACGCCGCGTAAATTTTCATCTCTTCGCGCGGGGGCTCTTCGTCGTAGTACCGTATCATCGACCTTGTGAAGTACTCACCCTCGTCCGCGACGGGATTCTGCTGGTACAGCGCCGACCAATCGCGCGGGCCTACCGCTGCGCGGATGCGCCTGAGGGACTCCAGGTCATACCGAGCGGCATGCAGCGGTGTGCCTTTCTTACGATGCGGCTCATCTATCTCCGCTATCGCCGGATATTTGATCACCTCCCACTGGTCACCGGACTTCTGCTGCTCGAGCAGCCATCCGGCTAAATCGTCATCGTGCCACCGCGTTAGTATCACCAGCACCCCTCCGCCGGGGGCTAACCGTGTGTACGCCGTGGATGTGTACCAGTCCTTAACCGACTGCCGACCCGTCTCCGACTCCGCATCCTCTCTGTTCTTAACCGGATCGTCGATCACCAATACGTGGGCACCCTTACCCGTGATCGCACCGCCGACACCCGCCGCGACGTACCCGCCGCCCTTATCAGTGAGCCATGCCTCGGCTGACTGACTGTCCTTATCTAACCGCGTCTCTTTGAACACCGTTTGGTACGGCTTTTCCCGTAGCACCTGCCTGACTTTCCTACTGAAGCTCATCGCTAGCGACCCTGAGTACGAGCATGCGATGAACTCGTGCGTTGGATTACGCCCAATGTGCCACGCTGGAAAATATGTTGATGCCAAGAGACTCTTACCGTGGCGTGGCGGCATGAACAGCATCAAGCGTGGGGATTCTTTGTTCGCCACCGCATCTGAGAACTTTTCAAGCCGCTCGCATATATCCTTATGCACCCAGCCCGCCTGATATTCTGGGAAAAATCGTGTGACGAAAGGTAGCAATCGTCGTTTGCTCAGCTCGCGCCGTGCCAGCTCCTGTTTCGCCAATTCCTTAGCATCAGGACGCTTTTCTTCTAATCTTTTTACCTCTTTTTTTACCGCCGCAGTTTTCGCTTTGCCACGCAGGGCATCGCGCGCTTGCTGATGCTGCTGACGACGCTCTTTCTGGACTGCTGCGACTGCTTTAGGATTCTTAGCCCGGCTTACGCGATGCGTCTCTTTAATGTCAGCATTCTGGACGCAATTCATGCATAAGTCGCCTTTGAAAAGCGTCTCTTTGTGCTCTTCTTTGCACTTTTTACATTTTTTAAGAGGAATCATGGCTCTGTTGGAGGTGGCAACACAAAGTCATCAGCCCCTGCTAGCTTAACTAGCTCGGCATCATCCAAACGCTCCAATTGCTCCACTTTATGCAAGTGTAAACTCTGTGTTTGCACCTTCTCTGGCTCGTACAAACCGTGCATTTTACCCAATTCCCGTACCGCTGCGATTTCCTCAGTACTGGTCGCTGATTTTCTATGGGCTTCAAACAACATTATGGTCAACTTATCCCTTGTCACCTTTATATTATCTAACTCTTCGCTTCGTAGATGACCTAATAATGCTTGAATCTTCTCCTGCGCCATTAATGAGCGCCCGGAATGGGCATGGCTTTTATACCCCGCAGCTTTTGCAGCTTGGGATGGGGTTAACCCTCTCAATGCATACAACACAAACTGCTCTTGCTGTGCAGTTAGTGGCGTTATGTCTGCGTGGGGGTAGCACGACTGTAAGTACGCTATATCACCCGCTGTTATAGACATATTTCTCCTATGATTTGGGCATAAGCATAGCTTATATTGAAAAATTTAGCAAAAAAATTCAGTAATAACCGTGTGTCTTCATATATATGGATGTTCAGTATTTCCGTACCGCCGTCCCCGATTTGCTTTTTGGCATCCCCGATTCCAAAACTCGTACCTCGTTTTGGGCGAAGTGAGAACGAGGGTCAATTAAGGCATAAAAGGAGATACATCATGACTACGAAGAAGAAGATCGAGATCTTACAGATACTACAAGCCATCTCTTGGGGCTTGGTACTTGGCTCAGTTATCAACCTAGTGTGGGCTGGGTTGTGCTGGTTAGCCAAGAAACACATATTGCTTGCGGCATTACCAGTCCTACTCGTTGTAGGTTGGTGGCATCGTCGCGATCTACGGGAGCGTTACAACCGGGGTCGTCACAACGTTGGTCCTACGACTAACACATCATTCACAATCGAAGGAGAGAAAGCATGAAAGACTTTATGGACGATATGAAAAACAACCCAGTAATATACATAACCCTTATAGGGTTATGTCTGTTATACGCTGCCGTGTTCTACCCAACTGCGTTTACTTTATAAGGAGTTATATCATGAAAGACATAGAGCTACTAAGTATGGCTGAGCTCGAGGCTCAGATCGCAGCTATCAAAGATTCTCTAATAGCCGAGGCGGAAGCCGAGGTTGCCCAGCTGCAAGAAGAGGCGTTCGCGCCTATCAAGAAGGACATCGAGGAGATGAAGAAGATCCTCGGTCGCTAACCGAGCAACTCCCAGTCCACTACGTGGGCTGGGTTGAACTTTGAATCAATGATAACTAGGAGATATGACATGTATACATACGACGAAGACATTTACTCGTGCTTATACAAAGACGAGTTTGGCATCCGTCCTCGTGACGGGTTCTACAACGAATCCACAACGCCTGCTGAGAAGCAAGGGTTGTGGGACGAGCTCATGGCGATGCGTGACAGCCGTGAGGAAGAAAAACCACGGACAATTGCTGCGTTTATGAACGTAGCAGGCGTAGATACTGAGACAGCTACGCGCTGGTGGGAGGCTGAGTACTCCCAGGAAGAGCTAGTGCAAGACACAGCGCTAGAACTTAGCGTATTTTAGCAACTCTGGGCTTAAGAACAGGGTTGAAGGACTACATGTGGACTACATGTTGAAATTCAACCTGTTACGCTCCTAAGTCCATGATCCGTAAGGCTAAAAAACCCAAAAAAGGCCATATTATGGCAAAAGACAACATGTGGGGTTCGCCTTAGTAGCATATGCCTATATTAGTGCGTTATTTCTTAGTATTTCTTTGTTTTTTTATTAGTTTTAATAGGTACTAGTCTTTAATAATATGTAGTCCTATAAAAAACAAGGAAATTCATTAGTAATATCAATAACTTAGAGCGTAACAGGTTGTCCAAAAACCTGTAGTCCACATGTTACCACATGTTACGCTCTGTAACTCGTTGATTCTTAACGAGTTTTTCACCTACTGATGACCCCTAAAAACACCTGTTTTGGTACATCTGTAGTCCTTGTACACTTTTTGTACAAAACCTCATGTACTACATTAACTTCGTGGAACATAAATTGTTTCACAACCTGTAGTCCTTTTTGTTCAACCTGTAGTCCTTTTACATAGGAGAAATAACCATGCTTACGAAGTATTCAACACCAAATCCTAATAAGTTTTTTGCCTTCGAGAGAGAAAACATTAGAGCTCTCTCGATGCTTAAAGACCTTCCGTCTGCTATGCGGAAAAAGCTCTACGACGATGTAATCGTTGATGATTTTATCCCTACAGACACACTGCTCAGCTTCTGGGCAGTATATGACCTCGAAGGTCGGCTAGTAGACGTTGATGTTTTAGGCGTAGATATAGACGACTATATACCTGAATCTTTTGGAATTGCCTTCAGCTTCGAAGAAGTAACGACGCAACTCGAATTTATCTACGAGCAATAAAAAACCTGTGGTCTCCGACCACTATGCGATTAACTAAGTAGGAGTAAGTAATTATGTACATAAAAGTAGGTCGTAAACATGAGCCTAATGCCCAGTACATCGGGCGTGGCTCGCCACTAGGCAATCCCTTCGTAATGAAGGATGAAAGCCAACGCGAACTGGTCTGTGACCAGTATCGTGACTGGTTATATGGCGAAATTGCCGAGCGTAATCCAGTTGTTATAGCTGAGCTCGAACGCTTATACAACCACGCCCTATCGTATCAGACATTAACCTTAGGTTGTTTCTGTGCACCTAAGCAATGTCACGGCGAAATAATACGCGACGTATTACACGCGTACAACACATTCTTTGACTGGGATGAAGTAGGTAATGAATATAGCCACTACCTAAAAACCCAGATGATAGAACTCAATGAGCGGCTAGAAAAGCTGTCTTCCTCTATTTTTAAAGCTCAGCTCGCTACGCGAGACTGAGTTGAACCCATAAAAGGAGTACGTCATGTTCACCATCAAATCAATACAGCTAGGTTATATATTTGCCTACAGAATCTGGGATATAAAGGCTAACCGCCCTGTGTCCCCCTTGTTCGCTGAGCTTGCCCAAGCTGAGCGTGAATTGGCTATCTTAGAATTATAAGCATAGCTAATAATCATGCCTGCACACTCCGGTGTGTGGGCTTTTTTGTATCTAAAAGGAGTACTAACCATGTCAAATACTAAACGTTTCTTAGAGCACATCGAAGACCAAGCCCGCCACATGAGCAAAGCAGAGCTCATGGCTGAATACCCCTACTCAGGCGTAGCTGCGCTGTGGGATGAGGTCAATGGACCTCAGCAAACTGAGTTACCGAACAGCCACGCACCATTCGACGATGCAAACCACCCCGAATCGTAATAATGGACTACGCCATAACTTTGTTCCTAGGGCTCACAGCTCTGGGGACAGGCTTCGCCGGGTACGCAGTCTTATCAACCACAAAACTTACCTATGCTACAGGCTCTGTTGCAGCCCTTAGCCTCTTCTCCAGCGTCCTGAGTTGGACGTTGTTCTTTATATCGTACGTGACACTTTAAACCCATTTAGGGGAGGGGACTTTTTTGGGTTATTTAGCCTATTTTCTCCCCCTCTCAAACCTACACAGGAGTATAGAACATGCAAATAATCAACTTATTGATAACTATCTGGAAATCGCTTCCATGGTATACCAAAGCCCTAACAATGTTCTTCTGGGCAACCCTCATCATAGCCATCTATACAGGGCATATCACCCTCTGGCTAACCTACTATTTCTACTACCTAATCATCACATTCTGCATTGGTCTGTATATAGGCTATAGAGAGGCTCAGCTCGCTACGCGAGACTGAGTTGAACTACGAACCTGTGGTCTCCGACCACTATGTGATTAATCAATTAAATTGGAGTACATCATCATGGAAGCTCAGATATTAGAGTATCTAAATAAGCAATACAGCTATGAGAGCAAAGCGCTCCGTATAGCTAAGTTGAAAGAGCGTCAGCTAACCCCGCTAGCCATCTCGGCTAAGCTATGGACGGCACTCTGCCGCACCCAGCAGGACAAAACTGCAATACAGAACGTAGCCACACGCCTAGGTACTAGCCTCGGCTACACGGATCAGCTCGACGCAGTTAAAACTGGCGCTGAACTATTAGCCATCTGTCAACATCAAGGATGGTACACGCTTGATATGACCCGTTATGGCACCTATGTGCTACCTAACTTACCTAAGGAAGCGTTAATAAAATCTAACTTCCCCACCTTCAAACCTAACAAATGGAGTAGTAACCATAACGGTGAAGACTCTATTATATTAGGTGGTGGGATGAAACATCACAATCAAGCACAGTCGTATGACGTGCTTAATATCCTGCAGGATATAGAATGGTGTATAGATACCGAGGTTCTACGTTATGAGAAGAACCCTAAGGCTAAGCACCACTCCCAGAGAACCCGCGAAGATTTCAATGCTATATATAACGACTTAATAGGTCGTGGCTTCTACTTCAAATGGCGTTACGACATGCGCGGGCGTGGATTCATCCACAGTTATTTCTTAAACTTTCAAAGTCATGAGTATGACAAGGCTCTGTTATCACCTCGTAAAAAGGTAATAACTAAAAACCTCAACAATCTCAAGATAGCCGTGGCTAACGAAGCAGGGCACGATAAGCTCCTGTTCGAAGAGCGTATAGCCTGGTTCGATGCACAGCTTGAGAAAGGCTTCAATACCGAAGAATTCAAATACCCCATACTAGGACGCAAAGCATTACGAGCTTATGCTCTAGCAGAACAGGGACTGCCCAGTAATTACATGATGGGGTTAGATGCTACAGCCTCGGGCTTACAGATCATGGCGGCATTAATTGGCTGTAAGATCACAGCGAAAGCCTGCAACTTGATCTATTCAGGCACACGAGAGGATCTCTATACACTCGTGGCTGATACGATGAATGATGAGTTGGCTCAGATGATCGCAGATACAATGAACAAGACGCTATCACCCGCCGACTACGTAGACCGTGACATGGTGAAAGACCCTGTAATGACTCACTATTACAATAGTATCAAAGAACCACGTAAAGCGTTCAACGATGCACAGCTACAGGCGTTCTACAATGCATTGGATGGGCTCTGCCCCGGTGCTGTAGACGTTATGGATACGATCAACGCCTTCTGGAATAAGCGGACACTTGAGCACAGTTGGACTCTCCCTGACGGGCACCGCTCAGTTGTCCCTGTCATCGAAACAGTAGACAAACGTGTTGAAGTAGATGAGCTGAATCACCGTCGCTTCGCTTATATCTACAAAAAGAATATGCCATCACGTAAGTCAACGTCCTTAGTGCCTAACATTATTCATTCGGTCGATGCCTACGTTGCCCGTGAGATGGTAAGGCGTTGTCCGTTCGACATTGTGCATATTTTCGACTGTTTCTACTTCTACCCAGATAATATGGACGAAGCCTCACGTATATACCGTGAGATCCTAGCTGACATCGCACAGAGCGATTTGCTGGCTGACATCTTATCGGAAATCAGCGGTAAGAATATAAGCATTGCTAAAGACAGCGATGATTTACACATCGACATACTTGCTAGCAAATATGCGATTTCTTAGTGGTCTCCGACCACTTAAATGATTTTTAACCGAGCTAAATAGCTCACAACTACTGGAGAAATACCATGGCTAATAAAGCAACTACTACCTACGACGATGAAGTTTACTTCTTCTTACAACTTGGCGACCAACGTGTACGTTTCGTGCCTGTTGAGGCTTTTGCTGAAACAATCACGGAAAATGGCGTGTATAACTTCCTTAGCACTAAAGCCATCGTTGGTGTAACAGCCCCACGTACCAGCGGTAAGAACGTTGGTAAGCTTGGCTTTACTGTCAATGGCACCAAAGGCAAACGCACTAGCGTTATTGGGTTCATTAACTTCTATGAAAGCACAGCTTGTGCTACCTCTACAGATACCGAGCTTGGCGCTGAGAAAGGCAAGCTAGAAATGCTGTTGAAGAAAATGAAACGTACTGACGTAACTACACCTTACACTGATGAGCAAAATGAGTCATTCGCAGATGACTTAGGCTTAGCGGCGTAACTTTTACCTCTTGGGGAGCTTCGGCTCCCTTTTTTTATGCCAGGAGATTAATCGAATGAGCCAATACAACTACCCAACGACAGCATTGCTATCCAAAGCTCAACACGTACGCCTTAAAAATTACGCTGCAAGTGAAGGTATTAGCGTCAGCAAGATACTTAGAAGTTATGTAGATGCCATATGTCCCCGCCCTTCTCCAGGACGAAAGAGTGGGATTAAGAATTATCTATATGGACAAGAACAGCCTGTAAAGAGCCCTACCAAAGCTATTAAAGATATTATGGACGCAATCGACCCCAATCAATACGAAATCGTGTTGATAAGAAAAATTCACCAGCCATAGGAGAGCAAAAAAATGAGCCTAGCTGATTGGCAAGACGTACAAAGTTATAGAGAGAACATCATAACAGGCATGGCAGTAGCTGATATATGGGATATAACTGATGTACACGACGCTACTGATAACAAACTGACAAATGAGCAAGCAATGTATATATTAGCATTGCTTATTAAAGACCATGATGCGAATATAGGGATTAATAATGAAACTATACAGCATTTAGCCAAAATTCATTTTTAGGAGGAACGATGAGTACCCAAATGAACATCCTGTTGTCCAAAAACCAACATATAGCCTTAAAGGCATACGCGAAAAAACAAGGACTCGCCATGTCTAAAGTTATGCGGAACTATATAGATAGTTTAGAACAAGTAACCCCTAATTTCGTTAAACAAACCGGATGGTGTAGACCCTGCGACTCTATCCAATTTACAACTGAAGGCCGCTGTGATACCTGCGGCGAATGGACGGTGAAACAATGAAGAAAGCTAAAAAACAAAAACGCGAAGAAGCTGAACTACGCGAAGCTGCTAAACGCAGTCCCGCAGACCAGCTGAAATGGCTCGATCACAACGAGCTTCGAGCTTTAAAAGAACGCAAAAAACTAACCGATCAATAGGAGGACGTATGAATGAGGAACTAAGTACTTTCGAAGAAGACATACTCTATCTAAAAACCAAATTACATCGAGACTCTATAAGCCAAGAAGTCTTAGATGTTTACGCCTTGAAGATCGCAGATCGCGTTCTAAGAGGACGAGAAACTGTGTCCCAAGCTCGCGTTAAAGAGCTCAAAAATATAAGGAATGCTTATGGGTTATCGTAGCGATATAGTCATATGCATGACCCCCGAAAAAGAATATGAATTTAAATTCCTAGGAATATCGAACGCCGAAAAATGGCCTTATAGCCGTGAAGTTCAACCTGATTCGACAATACGGTACACATACCGTGGAGTTAAATGGTATCAAAGCTATCCAGAAGTTCCAGAAGCTGAGAAATGGTTCTCTACTATCCCAGAAAACACCTACTGTTTCATACGCGTAGGTGAAGGCGATGGTTATGAGGCTGATATCGAAATACTCGGTGATGAGGAACGTTTCGGAGTAGGCGTGTCGATGTTCGTTGAGATAATAGATGAGAATTTAGATCCTCTGTTCGTATAGCCACAACTAACTAACCAGATAAGTAAGTTTACCCTGTGGATAACTTTTCTTATACCTTAAAACTAATCTAGTCCTATACCTAGGTATAGGTGGTCCAAGCCGTGAGTGGGCTGATGGAAAAAACCTCGGCAGCGGGAGCAGATCTCTCATATCAAGATGTACTCCGATCTGTGATCCCGCACTTTAACATTCAGGAGGTTATATGGTTTTATTTATAGGGATAGGGTTATTTCTAATAGTCCTATCTGTTTCGATAGATGGATAGCCAACAGGAGTACCTACGCAACAGGGTCTACGAAGAGCTACTCCGTATAAATGCTGGTAGACACCTAGTGTCATATCAGTTATTCCCTAAAGCAGGAATCATTGAGCTAGATTGCAGAGGAGATCATGTTTTTAAAGTAAATGACTTAGGGTACATGACCTACACCTTAGGGTTGCCTATCAACCAGAAAGCAGAACGTATATTGAGGATACAAAACAGCATGCTTGCAAATTACCAACGCAATCAGGAAGGGAAATGGTTGTGGAGCTATGAAGACACACACTATGATATTTTAAACGTACTAAAGGAAGGAGTAACCACCAATGAAACCCAGCGAACTAACCGAGCTCTTAAAAGCCTCGCTTATAAACGTGACCTTGAAGCCCGGCGAATCCCGTCTATCAGCAATGGTATGGGGCGCACCTGGCATCGGGAAATCACAGATCATTAAGCAGCTAGCAGAAGAATACGACTATCGCTTTCTAGACATACGCCTATCTCAGATGGGTCCCGAAGACATGCAGGGCGTACCTTTTGTAGTCGTCGAAGATTCTGAAAAACGAACTGCTTGGGGTACGCCACTTATGTACCCTAAAGAAGGCGACAAAAAAACCCTGATGTTCTTCGATGAAATCACCCATGCTCCACCTGCAGTACGCAAATCTGCCTTTCAGATCATCCTAGACCGACAAATAGGACAACATAAATTCCCTGAAGACACAGTTATTGTCGCAGCAGGAAACCGCGTTGAAGATCGCTCCGGTGCACAAGAAATGGAACTAGCTTTGAAGAATAGGTTTATGCATTGTGATTTAGAAGTAGACCGTGATGACTTAGCGAGTTGGTGGGTGAGGAACGACCGAGATTCCAGAATCTTATCGTTTCTACGCGCCGCGCCCCACCACATACACGAAATGCCTGAGGGTATCACAAGCGAGAATGCGTTCCCATCACCACGCACATGGGATTTCGCTTCTCAAATCCTCAGGACTGTCCCTAAACACCTACGCCTACAAGCACTAAAAGGAACTGTCGGAGCAGGTCCTGCTAAAGAACTCGAAGTACACTTACGTACAGAACTCCCCGACATGGAGAAACTATTAGCAGAACCGTGGAGCTTCAAACCGCCGGAAGACCGTTCAGTTATGTACGCTATAGCTAACGCGCTTACAACCTACGTAACCCGAGCTACTATACAAGGATTCTGTGATATTGCAGAACAATTAGCTTCAATCAACCACCAACAAGATTTCGCTGTCACTATGACGCGTGACTTGTTCATTAACAAACCTGAACTAACTCAAACCTCAAGCTATATTGCTTGGGCAGCTAAACATAAACATCTGGTGATTTAATGTACGAAGACGATTCTGGTGAAGACCGCACGAACACCCTCGCAATTCCTATAGAACCATCTTTACAGGAAGCGGTTAATAACGCTGCTACTGTAAGGGGCGTGTCACCAGAAGCATTTACTCGCTGGGCTCTAGTTCGAATGATAGCTGATGTATCAGGGCATCGTTGGAAACCCAAATAAAAAAAGCTCTGCCTATATCACTAAATATAAACAGAGCTGATATTCCATAGCCAAGGGAGGGGTTATGGAATAGAGAGTAAGCGGTATTAATATTAGCAATACTTATGGGAGAAAGCAACAATGAATAAAGATAATTTAATAATGATACGTCTGTACCAAGCAAAGTGGGCAGGACGACGTTTCGATGGCAAAGCTAGTGCCAAAATAGCAAAAGATGCAGGCGCGGCCCCGGACACGGTTCGCGCTAATAAACTGATTGTCCCTGAAGCCGTAATAAAACCCACTAATTTACATTGGGGCATGATGAAGAAATGGTTCTATGAACAAACGTCACCCTTCTATGACACCGGATGGCGAGTGCGCCCAATGCACGACTTTCTAATGTTCAGAAAAGAATACACACAATACAAAGACGAAGCTGAAAAATTAGTTAACACTTTAATAAATACAACGTACCCAGAAGCTGTCGCTAATGCAGAAGCTCGCATGGGGGACTTATATAACTCTGCAAACTATCCAAATCCTGAAGACCTTCGTGATTGCTTTGAGATCGAAATAGACCTTCAACAAATACCCGCAATTACCCATAACTGGCTTACTAAGTTAGACGAAGAATCTAAAATAATAGTCGATAACACCACTAAGAAAGCAGAAACTAACGTCGCTCAAGAACCTTGGCTGCGTTTATACAAGCCACTAAATAGATTACAAAGTGCTTTAAGTACTCGCGTAGGCGAGAAAGGCTCTGTCTTTAAAAACAGTACCGTAGAGACACTACCCACAATATGCGATACCGCTGTATCTATTGCTGTGGATCCTAATGACACAGATCTACAAGATGCCGTATACAAAATACGCAATGACATAGCTGTAGCAGATACTAAGAAACTACGAACCGAAGCAGCGTATAGAGCCTTCGTACTACGTCAAATCACTAACGTTCTGAAAATAGTGAAAAACAACATATAGGAGGACTAAATGGCTGCCCCACGTAGAATTAAAAAAGCAAAAAACGTTAAGCAATACGACCGTATGGCTAAAGCCCGAACACGTCTTATCCTCGACGAACCTTTTTTTGCCACCTTACTCCTTAAACTCCATTTAATAGAAGACACATCCATCCCTACTGCCGCAACTGATGGCAGAGTAATTCTATATAGCCCTGAATATACAGAGACGATAACCGACGCAGAATGCGTAGGGCTATTAGCTCACGAACTCATGCATTGTGTGTTCTACCATATGACGCGTCGAGGTCATAGGACTCCCTATAGATATAATTTAGCCGGAGACTACGTAATAAATCCCGGAATTACAGCATCAGGTATGACTTTGCCCCCCGGGGCCTTGGACGACCCTCAGTATTACAACATGACCACAGAACAAGTATACGACTTACTCCCCGAGGACGAGGAAGGCAATAACCCGATTGGCCCTGATGGATTTCCTCAAGATTTCCCACCAACTGACTGGGTGTTCGACGACAGCAAAGCCGCTATGTCCCCAGCTGAGAAAAGCCGCGTTGAAGAAGAATGGGAGCTTAATGTACAAGAAGCCGTACGAAATGCAGAAGCCGCAGGTAAGATGCCTGCAGGACTCGAATCTATCATTGAAAGTTTTGGTAAACCCCAAGTTAATTGGCGCGCTGCACTACGACGATTCTTCACCGTGTATTCAAAACGCGACTATTCATGGAGCAAAGTAAAACGCCGTTTAATCTCCCAAAATATTTACCTTCCAAGTCTACACTCCGAAGATTTAGATAATCTCGTTATCGGTATTGATACCTCTGGTTCTGTCTCCGATGAAGAACTTGCCTTATTCAGCGATGAAATCAACAGCATACTCATAAATTTCACAGCTACTGTCACTGTAATTTATTGTGATAGCCAAGTACAAGCAGTTGAAACTTTTGAAACTGATGAATTACCCAGAGCTTTAAATGATGAATTCCCCGGACGAGGAGGCACTAGACTTACACCTATTCTTGAATATATAGAGACCATGAATTTAGATCCTAGTTGTATGGTGTATCTAACCGATGGAGGGATATGGGACAGCCCACCTGCCCCATCATACCCTGTGTTGATCGTAACTACAGACGAAGAAATTTCAATTGGCGAAAACATAAAAATGGAGCGGTGAACATGAGCAATAATCTTTTGACTAGAATAGCCAACCAGAAACAAGAACTACACGCTTTGACGCTCGATGGCAAAATATATAACCTAAATAAAGTCTACAAAGCATTTTTCACAGACCCGCACGGCTCAGAAACCCGCCGCTCGTTAGATATAATTCGTCCGTTTCACCATAGCTCTCTTAATTCAACATGGCGTAATAATGTAATCGAAAATATACGAGTTACACAAAGTCTACGAGCAACACTACGTGATGAACGCGCTAAAATGTCTGCAGCTCAAAAACTTGTATTCGACCACATACCCAGTAAAAGAGTGCGTCGATTACTATACCCAGTATGGGAAACCCCTAAACCTATGCGCTCAGCAGCCTCTAAAAATATCGACAAAGTAGGCATATACTATACCTATATAAACCACACAGAAAAAACACCATCCCACATCATCATCCCTAAAACAGATCTTGTGTACATGGCAGACTACATACAAACTCGACAAGCTTGTAAGACAGCCATTATTGCTGCCGAAGAGCTAACCGCTAATGACCTAGAGGATTATGAAGTATATAAAGTAGCGGTATTGAAAAAACAAAAAGACTCAACCGAATTACATATCGAACATCTATATGCAGCTATACTAAACCCCCCCTACCCCGAACAAAAAGACCGCGCCGTGGCAGAGATAGTTGTCTATGCAAAAAAACGTGAAAACTTAGACCAACGACTTAGCACTAAAGCTAACAGCATGCTCAAAAACTACTACAACCAAACAGACGCTTATCCCGAATACCTAGATTTCGTGAAAGACCTAAATCGCCAAATTCACTACAACGAATACAAAACTGCAATACAGACAATAATAGGGGTTTTAGACCCTAAGTCTTACGAATATAACATAGCTATAAATGCGCTCAAAAGCAGCGTATCCGAATGATACCTTTAAAGAAGTTATGGCTTCGCCTCAAAAGGCATAGATGCTCCAGATTCATTAAATATTACGCTACAGGAGAGAAAGTATGTACTTCCTGCGGAGAAATTACTCCAATAAAAACGAAGTAACCTTAGTTGGAGCTTTGTTACTACTCCCCCTATTCCTTTGCATTGGAGGGTTTTTAATCCTTAAATATCTAATAACAAAAAAATGAAACTCATCCTAGATTTTGAAACCTTCTATAGCGTTCCTTATTCGCTAACTAAAATGACAACTATGGAATATGTACGAGATGACCTATTCAAGATACACGGTGTAGGCATACAACTGGAAGATTGGTTAGCCCCAGAGTATATCTACGAGGAAGATGTCGAAGAAACTCTACTCGATATTTGGGAATCTCATGAAACAATAGAACTCGTCTGCCATAACACGCGTTTTGATGCTTATATCTTAGCTAGACGTTTTGGGCTATATGCGGATTTCTATTTCGACACCATGAGTATGTCAGCAGGACTATTCCCGGGGCAGAAAAGTAACTTAGCCAGTCTATGTGAACGCTTGTGGCCCTCTGATCCAACTATGCAAAAGGGTGAAGAACTAAAACAAACTAAAGGGATCGAAGATTTATCGCCTGAGCTCAGTAAAACCCTTGGCGATTACTGTATTCAGGACGTACGTATCACACAAGAAGCCTTTAAACTGATGATCGGAGAGTATCCAGAACAAGAACTACGACTAATCGACCTGCATATACGCATGTTCGTAAACCCTAAGTTTATATTAGATCGTAAAACAGTCGAAGAATTTTTAGCCGAAGAACAACGCATCCAAACAGATTTAGTAGCAGCCTCAGGATATACAGCTAAACAGTTAGGATCTAACCCACAATTCGCCGAAATCCTAGAGTCTCTAGACATCCCAATCCCTAAAAAAATATCGCCTACAACAAACAAAGAAACTTTCGCCTTTGCTAAAAACGATATTAATTTCCAAGAACTTCAAACCTCAAACACGCAATTTAAACATATCTGGGACGCTCGCTTAGCAGTTAAGAGTACGATAAATCGCACTCGGGCAAAACGGATGCTAAACGCTGCAGACCCCTATACTAATGAGTTAGCAGTGGCACTTAAATACTATGGTGCACACACCGGACGAGCTTCTGGAGCTGAAAAACTTAACTTCCAGAACTTACGTAGGGGTTCTATCCTAAGACGCGCCCTACACGCACCAGAAGACCACAGTGTAGTAGTTGTTGACTCCGCACAAATCGAAGCGCGAGTCCTAGCGTGGGTATCAAATCAACTAGAATTATTGCAATTATTCGCTGACGATATAGACGTATATTGCGCTTTCGCCAACCACATCTACCCCGACAAGGTACCCGTGACTAAAGAACAAAACCCTCTGGAACGCTTTGTAGGTAAAGTTGCTATTTTAGGCTTAGGATACGGCATGGGATGGCGTAAATTCCAAAAAACATTAGAAGCTGGTGCTTTAGGTGCTGACCCATTACTAATCACTGATAGCGAAGCTGAAAAAATCGTACAGACATACCGAAGAGCAAATTACATGATCCAAGGCTATTGGGGTACTGCAAATAAGATGCTGTTTGCTATGATGCAAAAAGGCAAACCCCCCATTCCATGGGGACCCTTAATGGTCACACACGAACAAATACTACTCCCTAATGGTATGGCTTTGAAATACCCAGGGCTTAGAGTTGTAAATGGGGAAAACGGACACGAACTCGTTTACAACCTCACGCTACCTTCATCTGCTACAGACGCTGAAATAATAGAAAGTAAATCTACTGTACGTACGTATGGAGCAAAAATAGTCGAAAATATAGTACAGGCGTTAGCCAGAATTATTGTCATGGATCAAATGCTTGAAATAAATGAAAAATACCCTGTCGCGCTAACTGTACATGATGAGGTGGTCAGTATTGTACCTGACGAGATAGCTTCGGACGCATTTGCGTTCATGCTCAAAACTATGAAGACACCGCCTAACTGGGCTCCTAACCTGCCGCTTGATGCAGAGGGTGGAGTCGACTATTGTTATTCGAAATAAAAAGGACTATTATGAGATACTGCAGAAGTATAAGCAGTACTTATACGCCAAGGGGATATTATGCCGAAAATCACATTCTTAGAGGCAGCTAACAGAACGCGCCTATCAAAAGAATTCTCGAAACAAGGTAAGCAATCTTACCCCATGTACGTGAACAAATTTACTTCTCACATACATGACATCCCCGCTACCAATGTAGGGTGGGATACCCAATACCAACTAATGAAAAAACACGCTCCTTTAGGGCATTGCTTGCTTAAAGGACAGCTCGACAGACCCTTGGTTAACGAACCCCGTAAAGGACACACAGATCGCTACCAAAAAACACAAACCTTAGTCTTAGATATCGACGGACTTGAACTTGAAGGATACACGATACCTGAAAACATAAGCAGTACTGATATTAAAGATATTGCCGAACGAATCGTAAAACTCTTACCCCCTGTATTCTCTAACTCCTCATACATAGCCACAGCATCAGCTTCGTTAGGACTTAAACAAAACCTAATCTGCATGCATTTAGATTTCTACTTATCCGCAGAAGTAAATCCAATGCGATTAAAAGATTGGATCACTTGGTTAAATCTAAACATCGAAGACTTTAGTACTCAGGTATCTCTTAATACTTCAGGGCTCAGTTTATCCTATCCCATTGATAGGACATTAGCCCAAAACGATAAACTGATATATTGTGCACCCCCTACATTTATACCTCCTTTGTTTGACCCTGTAGAAGAACGTATCGTCTTAGTTAAAAAAGATAACCCTACAGTAGATATCTCAGTATTATTGAAGCAGGTAAATGTCGAAGCTAATACTCAAGCGATTAAAGATACAGTCATCGCCTTACGTAAATCAGCGGGACTGAAACGACGCACTCCCAAAACTAGATATGTTACCTTAGAGGATGGGCATAAAACCGAAGTCTTAGAGAACCCAGATCAAGCACGTATTACTTACGCCTACCACACTATAGAATACTGCTACTTCAATATTAATAATGGTGACAGTAACGCGTATTGGTGTCCGATAGGCAACCCTCGTATCGTCTACACATTTAAAGACGAGCCCCCATTTGAAATGCAGCGAGTAGATGCTGATTTCCACGAATGGTACACTGAAGAATTTAAAGATGAAATACGCGGTGCTGCAAACCTACGCCCTTTCATCTTTAGAGATTTCTGGACTGACGTACATTACAACGCAGTGTTCGATGAGAACAGTAACAACATCCCTCGCATCGCTTCAGCTAATAAATCCAATCTAGGCGACTTCATGTTAGAACACGGTTTGGCTATGCCCGAACCTATCCCAACATGGGACTATGTATTCGACCCTTCGACTGATAACCAGATAGATTTCCAACGGCAATGGTTAAACAAGTACCAACCCACAGAATATCTACTTAATGCTAAACCTCTTGAGGATATAGAACTGACTTATGGGGACGCTACATTACTACAAAATTACTGCCCCACTATATATAAAATAATATGGCATCTGGTCGGTGACAGCTCCTTAGAATATGAACACTTCATAAACTGGCTAGCCTATGGTGTAAAACGTCGTTGTAAAACTACAACCGCATGGGTCTTCAGCGGAGTAGAAGGTACAGGTAAAGGAGTGTTCTACCATAAAGTATTAGTGCCCTTAATTGGGAACCGCTACTCGGTCATGCGAAAACTATCTGATTTTGACGATCAGTTTAATGCGTGGCAAGAGACTAACTTAATCACTGTAGTAGATGAAGCGCGTATAAACGACGTAGCCTCATCCTCACGTACGATGAATTTCCTAAAGAATTTTATCACTGAGCCTTACGGCAAAGTACGCGTGATGCGCGTTGATAGCTTAGTGGATAAACCCTTATACAACAACGTTATGTTCTACACGAACAACCAAGACGCATTAAAACTATCGGCTACAGATCGACGCTTTAATATAGGTATACATCAAGAACTCTCGTTAATCCGCGCACACCCTAAAATCAGGCAGGAAATAGATGACTTACTACCGAAAGAATTACAGATATTCACTAATTTTCTGACCACCTATAATGAAAACGAAGACCAAGCACGTACTCCTTTAGAGAACGAAGCGAAGCTACAAATGCGCGAAGCGAGCATGACGTGGATAGAAGAATATAGCTTCGCTATCAGAACAGGGAACTTAGACTTCTTCGTAAAATTCGTTGATATGGAACCTACAGCTATAAACGAAATCACCACTTTCGAAGCAGCACAACGTTTTATTAAAAGCTGGATCGCTGACGTAGATCAACGAAAATCGTTCGTTACTGTAGCCCAGCTAAGAACGGTATATACCTGTCTAAACGACGCAACTATATCAGCTGTGAAATTCGGAAAATTATTAGCCCGTAACGGAATAATTACCATTAATAGGCGGGGGAAAGGCCGAGGACTTGTTGTTGACTGGAAACTTGATACCTACGAACGCACCCCTTTAATCAACGAACACTTCTCAGATCGAGATAAGGAAGCATACAAATGTCAGAACGAACCACAACAGACGCACTAGAAACAAATTTCGAAGAGCTCTCAGAACGAGATCAATTCGTCGCTATCAGCGCGATCCAGTTCATGGCTGATAATATTGGCGAAATACTAGATAGTGCCGAAGAACGCGGTGCTACTGGTGACGAACTCTTTGATGATATTGATGACTTTATAAAAACAACACTTACGCAAATATACGGAACCCCAGACACAACCGTTACCCACTAGGAGGCCTTATGGCTGAAGAAGAACGTATACCTACTTGGTCATACTCAGCGCTATCTACTTTCGAGAAATGTCCTTTTCGAAGTTTCTTACAGAAAATAAAAAAGATCCAAGAACCGCAACATCCTGCTGCTAAGCGAGGAACGGATATCCACGATCAAGCTGAACGTTATGTACGTGGCGAGATCGAGTTCCCTAAATCCCTGAAGAAGTTTACAGATAGTTTTGAAAATCTACGTGAGCTGTTTGATAAAGGACAAGTTGAACTAGAGGGAGACTGGGGCTTTACTCAGGATTGGGAGATCTGTGAGTGGCGAGCTGAAGATGTCTGGGCACGTATTAAGCTAGACGCTATGGTTCGAATGGACGATACATCAGCTAGAGTTATTGATTATAAAACAGGGCGTAAATTCGGAAACGAAATAGCACACGGACAGCAAGCGCTTCTATACGCCATAGCTTCTTTCATACGCTATCCTGAACTAGAATTTATACGTACTGAACTCTGGTATCTAGATCATGCCGCTGTAGCTGAACAAACCTACACACGCGCACAAGCTATGCTGTTCTATCCCCGCTGGGTAGAACGCGCCACCATCATGACTACAGCTACTGATTTCCCGCCCAAACCGTCCAAACAAGCCTGCAGGTGGTGTTCATACCGCACATCAGGCGATTGTGACTATGGTGTAGATTTATAACTAAGGAGGATCTAATGAACTTTGACAAATATAGAAGAGCTTTTAAAGCACTTCAAGAAGATAAATTCGTAAAATATTCGACCCATGTAAGCTGTGCCTTAATGATCTTAGAAGCATTAAAACTATTTCTAAATTTCACTCTAGACTTTGTTTTATACATCGTCTTCTTCGGCATCCTACTTAAACTTATATGGACGATTATTACTTATGAAAGCGCATCTAATATACAAGACGATCTCGGTACTATCCACAGTAATTAAAGCCTTACAATTAGCTAGTATGGTTGCTGAAGCGCGTCAGCATTTTAAATATAAAAAACATCGGAGACGCTAATGCTACCTTTATACGAGCACCAACAACAAACTGTCGATTTTCTGACGAAAGCTCCTCGAGCGTTGATTACGTCAGATCCTGGCACTGGGAAAACTCGAGCAGTATTAGAGCGGTACTACCAAGCTCGTATAAATAAAGAATCTTATGGACGCATGCTAGTATTAGCCCCGTTATCTATATTAAAACCCTCATGGGGCGATGATATAGATACTTTCACTCCGGGGCTAACCTATTCGATAGCTTATGCAAAAAATCGAATGCAGGCATTCCAGATGAACACTGATATAGTGATAACAAATCACGACGCAGTTAAATGGATCGCTAATAATGCAGAAGATATATTGCAACAATTCGAATGGCTAGTGATTGATGAATTCACTGCGTATAAACGCAGAACGAGCCAACGAAGTAAAGCAACCGCTTATATCCGAGAAGCCTTTAAATACAGAATAGCTCTTTCAGGAACCCCTAACTCGAACACTATTCTAGATATATGGCACCCCACTCTTATAGTAGATGACGGTGAACGCCTAGGACAACAATTCTTCAGCTTTAGAGCACAAGTTTGCGAACCTAAACAAGTAGGCGCGGGAACTCATATGGTGCAATGGCTAGACAAAGAAGATGCAGAAGCACGAGTTGCCGCATCCCTTAAAGATATCACTATCCGACATCGGTTCGAAGACTGCTTATCCATACCACCAAACACAAAAAAACTAATATATACCGACCTCTCTAAGAAACAGGCGAAAGCCTATAACGAACTAAAACGAGATGCTTTGCTAGAACTCGATAATGGGGATTATCTCGAAGCCATCCACGCAGGAGTTCTAGTAAAAAAACTACTGCAAGTAGCGAGCGGTGCGGTATACGATAACGAAGGAAACTCTCATGTTATAGATACTGCACGGTATGAGCTAATCATATCGCTTATAAAAGAACGACCTCACTCTATAGTAGCCTTTAACTGGACACACGAACGTGACGCTTTGTGCAAATTAGCAGATAAAGAAGGCTTAACTTTTGCTGTGATAGATGGATCAGTACGTATATCTGAGCGTACTGAGATTGTGAAACACTACCAAAAAGGAGCCTACCAAGTGCTCTTTGCCCACCCACAATCAGCAGCACACGGGCTTACTCTAACGAAAGGTGTCACGACTATATGGGCGAGTCCGACATATAACGCTGAACACTTCCAACAATTCAATAGGAGGATATACCGCGCAGGACAAACAAAGAAAACAGAAACCATACTGATCGCTGCGAGAGGGACATGGGAAGTAGCCGTTTACGACAAATTAGACGGTAAACTGAATCGTATGGATTCTTTATTAAACTTATTTAAACAATTAACGGAGTTGGAAGATGGAAACAATAGGTGAACTTATTGAACAACTTAGAAAAAAACGTGAAGAACTAACTAAACTAGAAACTACTAAAAAAGGACTCTCGAAGGATAAAATAGTTCTAGAAGGTAAACTTCTAGAGGCGATGGATAGTCAAAACATAACTTCGATGCGTGGTGATAAAGCGACTGTATCTATTTCAGAAGCGGTGGTACCAACTGTTGATAGTTGGGATGATTTCTACAATTACATACTAGAAACTAAACAACCATATTTACTAGAACGCAGACCTGCTGTCACAGCTTTTAGAGAAATACTAGAAACAGGAAATGAAGTCCCCGGACTTAAACCTTTTACACGAAGAACAGTTAACTTTCGTTCTAGATGATGATAATATAAGCAGTGCTAATAAACACTAAGGAATACTAATGACTACTGAGCTTACTATAGATACCAAGTTAAAAAAACAAATGGCCGCCATACCCGACGAGCTAAAGAAAGAAATGGATCAACGGGTTGTAATCGAAAAACCCAAATGGCGTTCCATCAGCAGAATGAACGATATGTTCAACTTATCTGATGCAGGGCCTAATGACCAACCGCTACCCTTGTTAAATATGATCATCCTAGCCTATGCATATAAAAATGAATACTATGAAAAAGAATGGAGTATGTCCGGGCAGAACGAACCGCCAACATGTTGGGCAATAAATCCAGATAAGAGAAACTTAACTGTTACTACATCCGAAAAAGCAGCTAGCCCTAAGATAGAACCTGAAGAAAAATGCGATACCTGTGATCACGACGTGTGGGGATCAGGTAGAGGCGGTAAAGGAAAACGTTGCACAAACGCCATTCAACTAGCTGTAATGCCTGTAAACTTCGAAGAAGGCGACGTGCCTTATAGTTTTAAAATAGTTAGAGCATCTATCGCTCCATTTGAGAAGCACATGAAAAGGTTAAAAGAGAATGGATTACATTATTTACAAACCCAAACGCAATTTAGCTTTCAAGGCAAAGTAGTACACACTAACTTACACCCCGTCACTCCTGCTGTAAGTCCCGAACTTCTTGCGGCGTTAATACCCTTACGTGAAAAAGCCAAAGAAATAGTAATGAAAGAGCCCCACATACCCTCAGACGAAGTTCCGTTCTAACCACCACCTCTTAGCCCGCCTCGCGCGGGCATTTTTTTGGAAGGAGAAAAATATGAGTAATTTAGTAATCACAGAGCACTATCTTCGGCTAGAAGCTCCACCTGAATTGGTGAAGGTTATAGCGGTAGCATTGGACGAATATCGGGGGCTTAATAACATTGAGTTTTCAACAACAATGAGTGATTTTATCTTCAATATGGAAACGGCTTATCAAACTTACCACGGACTCGATCAAGACGATTGGGGCTTTGCTAAAGAAGATGCTGAGTCATTAGAGTTGGAGGTGAGCGATGAGCCAAGCTGATTGGGACCACATAGAATCCTACAAACAAGCCTTTATTGATGGGCAAGCTATTGCTGATATTTGGTCAGCTACTGATGTTCATGAGATGTTCAATAATTTAATGGACATGGATAAGCCACCCAAGTATTTGCTAGGGAAGGAACTTACTGACGAAGATATTCAGGAAATCCTATATATGGTGCAAGCTAGATTCGATGCTGAGCAAGGTATCAATTGGTTTCAGATTGAATACTATCTTAGTGAGCATTTTGAGGGAGGCGAGTGATGAGAATTGATATAGACCCTTATGATGCTAGGGATAGACTGATCCAATATCATGTTGATCATGTGATGAGTCTGGATGAGTTGAGAATATATGTAGTGGAGGATTTATTTTCCACCATCAAGAACTGTCCCGATACGATGGAGCATTTACTTGATCGCACAGGTATATCGCCTGAAGATCAAGCGTGTATTCGGAAATATTATGAGTTAGAGGAGGTGAGCGATGAAGTATAAAGTGCATTGGACGAAAAGATACTTTGCCGCAGGGAGTGTAATAGTGGAAGCAGACAGCGAGGACCACGCTCATCGTATTGTACACCCCAAACTTTTTACTCTCGAAGGGAATATGTACCACGATCCTAACGGAGATGAAATTGGGGCAGTAGAGGAGGTGAGCGATGAGTCTAATTGAGTGCGAGATATATTGGTACGACAAACCTAATGAAATAAAGACGGTGATATGCGATACAGAATGGTGGAATGAGCTCGAAGATGAAAGAGACGAAGAAATCTTCTGGTACTTCGAGGGTGGAGATCCGCTCGATGGAGGAGATGAATTCTCTGTAATCTCATATAAGGATATAGATGATGAGTGAGGACTGGAGATTCTGCAACACCTGTGGAGGTGGAACAATCCACGATGAGCATGATGTAAAACATGGGGGTGTACCCTTTGTCTGTAGAGAATGTGGGACTGAAACTATTACTACTACCCCTACCAATGACGATGATTACCTTACTATATCGGAGGAGGACGATGACTAAATACACAATTCTAACATCGAGTATTTGCACTACTCGCTATGAAATTGAAGCTGAAAATGCGGAGGAAGCAGAAGAGAACTATTTGGACGCTGCTGATACCGAAGAATTTATAAATTTTGCAAACGAATATGTTACTGACGTTATAGAGGAAAAGTAATGCT